GGCGGTCTCCGCCTTTTGATTCGGTTGCGCTGATTGTTAGACTCATGTCATGTCTCCTTTATTGATGGTTGGTTGTTGGTTTATTTGAGGTGAAGCTATGTAAATTCCTTGAGCTACCGTAGTGGCATAAGGGGCTGGATGAACTAAGTCAATCTTTAAGTTTGGAGGTGCAATGTGACGGGCAATCTCGCAAACGTCATCGGCTTGGAGTATGACCAGCCATTTCTTCTCACCGTTACGCCGAAAGAATACAGATGGGATTTTGCTTGCAGGACAATCAGACTTTGCCTGTGCCATCCACTGTTCTGGCTTAATTTGCTGGCAACGCTTACCCTCAATGTGGAATGGGAAGTTGTCGCAGACCACATCCCCGCTACCGCCCTCTGGATTCCCAGCGTACTGATTCGTGCGTCTGGCTTTCTGCCAGCCTTGTTCCCTTAAATAATTGGCAAGCTCGCGCTCGCCTGCCGCACCTTTACGCCGTGAATTGATCGCCATGCCCCACGCTAGGGACGGTGTCAAATATCAGTCAAGCTTCTTTTTTTTAGGTCTTCTTTCATCACGGCCATAAGGCCGGTGCCTGACAATTTCTTGCAGATTTGCGGGTTGTCGATCACCCACTTGGCGCAAGCCTCAAAAGACTCCAGGCTCTTGAGCGCATCCTCAAAGGTGCGCCAAGCTCTGATTGATTCTTTTATAGATCGTTGATTATTCGCCATGACGATCCTGTGCTGATCTTGCACTTTTTATTCTTTGACTTGCATTGGTGCGGTTTGAACAGCCAAAATAAATCCTCGTCCATAGCATAACAAACAATGTAATCGACAATGGACTTGCTGTACAGATTTTTATTCTCGCTACCAACCGAGGTCATAAATCCATACCTATTTCTTGATAAGTCTTGCTTCTCGCTGGTCTTGACTTGGATGCGGTGAAACTCGCCATCCCTTTCAGCCACCAAATCGTAACCTGCAAAATCCTCCATAGGCGTAAGCACGCTGTAGCCATTCCTAAACAACACTCCTGCAACCCTGGACACGCCTACGGCCCCTATTTGCCGGTTGGATAATTTCATGCTTGACGGATTGGTTCTTTGGGTAGAGACTTTTTACATGAAAGCAATACTAATCGCAATGGCGGTGCTAGTGGCACCGGTGATGGGGGAGGAAGATGATGCTGACGCTGCTGATTTTGTTGGAGCAGTGTTGAAGCGCAATGGATTTTCGTGTGGTCGTGGATGTGTCATATCCGAGGATGGTGGTATGGCCTATTCATCTTCATCTGGTAGGTCAATAATTTCAACTGATGGTTTTTACTATAAGTCTGGAAGCAGTCTTGTTGGCAAAGATGAGACATTCATATCCAAGTCTGGGAATTTCTTTTATGGAACTTCCGCAACGATTAAGGCTGGTTCTGCCTATATGAATGGAGATGCTGTTTGGGTTGGATCTCAAGAAGAGGATAATGATTAAGCTCCAAATAGTGCGAGCCTATTCCGTATTCTGTTCTCTAGTCCACCTATAAATTTCTTTCTGGCTGGGTTGCGTTGAGCCATTCTGTATTCGTCCTCAAGCTGGGCTTGGCTGGCCGCGCGCATTAACGCCTTTGGATCAACTTGGTTGATCGCAGCCAATGTCTTTGGACCTAACCCTCCATCTACCGCCACCTTCTGCCCCAGCGTGTTTAATCCTTGCTGGATGTACTTCGTTGCACCGCCCATCCCGCGATTAAACGCGAGATCCTGCGCGAATGGCTGGACTTCTTGGGGGAGTTTGGAGACGAATGGGCTAGTGTATTCTTTGACGTATTGTGCCGCAGCCTGCGCTCTTTCTTGCGCTGGGAGCGATGAGATTCTTTTGAAGGCATCTGGATGATACTTATCGTTAATACCTGCAACCTCAAAATTACCACCCATATCACCGGCTGGCAATTTATAGACCTGCACGTTTCCTTGCTTGTCCTTCCTTGCCTCAAAATCAATCGTCTTTAACGCTGCTATTTGCAGTGCATCTTGTTCTGGTTTTGTTTGCATAGCTTGTGGTTCCTCTACAAAGTCAAGTTCTGGTTGTTTTACCGGCTGGATAGATTGATTGGCGTACTCCTTAGCCTTCTCAATTGGAGCAATCTTTTTAACCTCTTCTGGCACTGCCTCATATCCAGTTCCAGTAAGCTCTCTTGCTACCATATCCTTGCGAAGCTCTACATCCCTAGATGGGTTCATTGCAAATTTCATTGTTTTTGGCCTCTCTTAATTGCCAATTCATTACTCATCAAAAATTCTTTTCTTGCGTCACTTCCAACTTGTGAATACGCGCTTTTTAATGCCCTAACCTTATCCTCACTTCCAAGCCTCTTGAAGCCAGTATCACCAAGCAATGCCTCAGCAGCAGCGCGGTTGGCTCGGCCTCTTATCTTTGAATATTTTTCATATAACTCTGGAGATAGTCTGTACTTTTCATTGCCAATCATAAATTGCTCCAAAGGCTTTGGTGGTATCACATCTCCATTCTCAGTTTCCTTGAACAACTTGTAAATTGCCAGAGTGGTTTTATCGTATGTTGCTTCCCTTGACTTGGTAAAATCAAAAAAGTTATACATTACCGGATCAGCACCTTCCGGTGTCTGTGGTATTTCTCTTCCCCATATATCAATCTTTCTTGGCAGATCCTCTGCATACCCAGGAATCTTTCTCTTGAGTACTTCTCCAAATAAATTTAGCGTTCTTTCTGTCGTATCTTCACCCTCAATATCTTTAATCTTTATTTTTTCTGGCAATGAATCGCTCATAGCCCTTGACACAGCACTAAGCGTATTTGGGAAAACTATTGAAGATACTGTTCCAAAGTAATTGGAAATCCACTTATCCATCCTATCCCTCTTCCCGTCAAGCATAGCCGAAAGAAGGCTGTTTGTTCCCTTCAAAAAGCTTTGGTTCATCGCAAATGACAGTGTTTCTGGAACAAGTGCAGTTAAAAATTCTGGACTTATAAACTCACCTTTATCTGTTGCCTTGCTTGCCTCATTCCAAGTTGCAAGCATTCCTCCAACAATCCCCATTTTTTCAAGATTCATAACACGATCACCAGGCTGGAGTTCTGTAGAATCGCCTTCAGCAAATCTTTCTAATGCACTAAGATTTATTGTTCTGGGTGGAAGTGTTTTGTATTGTATATCCCTAGTCTTTTCGGAATCCTCTGCTGATCCTCCAATTACTCCAGCGTCCGATAATGTTTTTGCGACTGCTCCTATGGTTAGGCTTGTTAATGTTTTACCTATCGCCATGTGCACGCCTCTTGCATCTTTGGCCTGCATTGCTGGTATTCCCTTTGTAACGAGCGCATAACCAGGAAGCGAATAATCAAGCATTTCATCAATCACATTTGCTGGTGTCTTTGCGTATGGGATAATTGTCTTTCCAAGAGTCCTAGCCAATCCAACCCTATTACCAAGGCCAAACATATTTGATACGCTCAACGCCGCTCTTGATAGTGGCGTGTCCTGCTGGAACACGGCTTCTGCTGCCTCTTGCTCTATTTTTCCTAAAGCTTCTGCTGATGGGAGTCTTGTTGCAACAGAAATAGCTTTACCAGTTTGACCAGCAAGCTGTGCAGATTCAGCTAAAAGCCTTGCTTGAGCCATTCTTCTGAATGGAGTATCGCCAAGCTGAAGTAGACGCAACATTGTTTCTGGAGGTACGCCAAGCACTGTTTCAGCGGCCAATCTAGCCCTATCAAGCCCAGCCTGTCCCAATCCTTTCCATCCGTTGAGAACTGGTTGAGCCAAGCCAGATCCTGTCCAGAATTGCCTAAACGCTTGGGCTGGTTGGAATCCCCTTATTTTCTCTCCAGACAACAATCCTTCAGCACTAATGCCTCTTTTTAGCCCAACTAATCCCTCTCCGCCTCCACGAACAAATGCCTTAACTGTTTCTCCAACTCTTCTTGCTCCAGCCAAAGATATTGGTGAGGATACAGTTCTTTCTCCAACCGGCATTCCAACTGATTTCTTAAATGCCCGTGCTACCTCTTGGCTTATAAACGCACCTTGTCTTCCCATCGCTCTAGGCAATGAGCTTACCGCATTGCTCCAAAGATTCGTGACCAAGGACAAAGGGGCAAGAAGATTTCCCTGTATTACGGTTGGCAATGTCTCGGCAAAAAACTTCTTGGGAACAAGTCTTGACTCAAAATTCTGGAATCTAAACGCACTTTCAACAAATCTTTTCTCGGCTTGAATTGCTTTTTGTATGTCAATATCATCCAGCGTGTTTCTTGCTTTTTCAGCAAGAGTTTCATAAGTTGACCTAGTTCTGGCTTGAAGCTTGAAGAGATTTCTAGCTTTTATAAGAAGAGGCTGAGTAAGTGTTCTTCCATTCTTATCAAGAAAAACGCTTAATGTTGCAAGGTATCCATTTTCAGTCGCCGATGGAAGAGTCCTCATTGCTGCAACAGTTTGTGCAGCTTCTGTGGGTAGTTTTATTCTTGTCTTTGCAAGATCAATCAATGATTTAACATCATTCTGTTTTGATGCTCGATTAATTAGTTCTGCATTGGCAACTACTTTTTGTGGAGCAGTTCCGCTTTCAAAAACTCCCCTTACAACATCATCCGACTCGTTTGCTAGGGCATCTTGCAGTGCCTTCTGACCAAACTTTGCGTACTTTATGTCCTCACTTTTTGCAAGCTGTTCTCTCACGCCTCTGTCAAGGAATGGATCTTTAACCATCTTTACGCCAGCTTGCCTATATCCAATACCCTTCTGAAGTGCTGGCAATTCAATCGGCAATTCAACAGGAGGAACACCAGCCTTTGCTGCTGCTTGTTCTGCCTTCGGCGCAACAGCCTCAACTGCCCCCGGCAAAACCCCCTCAACCGCTGGAGCAACAGCAGGGGAAACAGCCATTGCTGCTGGTGCAACCTTGCCAGTAAATCCTTCAGCAACTCCTCTTGCTAATCCAACCAACCCACCACCAGTAGGCGTGAGAATGGATGCAGCCGTTGTGGTTATTGGATACTTCTGAACATCACGTTGTAATACTTCGCTAATCCGTGCCATACGCTCTGGGCCTAGCAATGCTTTGCCAACAGCCTCTTGACCCTTCTGGCCTGCGATGAATCCACCAATACCAGCAATGGCACCAGTAGCCAACTTCGGAAGAATGCCGCCAGGGGTAAGAGCAGCCGCTGTTTCCGCTGCAACTCCTCCAGTAGTGGCAGGAATTATTTGGCTTGCGACAGTGCGCGCAATAGCTCCTAATCGGCTTGGCTCTTCTGGTTCAAGTTCAAATGAGTCAACAACTCCATTCTGATCTGCTTCAAACCTTACAACTTTGCCATCCTTATTTCTTCCAATAGCAAAACCAACTCCGGTATTTTTATCAGTTCCAGAGGAAACAGTTTCAATCCCTAGACGTTGCGCTTCCTTGACTGCTGGGATTGCTGCCTTTTCAATGATTCCTTCAGCCAACGCCTGCGCTGTTGGCTTGTATCCTTCGGCTATCGTTCCATCCGGCCTGCGGATTGTACCCATTGCATCCACGGACTTGCCAGCCTCAATGGATGCCTGCTGTGGAGTTGCGCCTGCTTGTAGTTGACGTTGTGTTTCTTGGTCAAGAATCGCCTTGCGCTCTGGAGAGATAACATCCTCTGGCTTTCCACCAGATGCCAAATAATCAGCCTTGGTTAAGTTGCCAGCTTCTTCACTAGAAAGTGGAGCAAATTCTAAATCTTGTTCCTGCTCTGGAACGAACTCAAGCTCTGGCCCTATAGCCATTGCTTACTGCCTCGCTTGCAGTCGTCCTGGCTTCCCGTTAATGTAAATAAGTTCACCAGGCTTTACGCCTGCTGCCTTTGCTTCTTGTAGACTATTGAAATTCTTTGGTGTCTGTGGTTGGGCTGGTTGTTGCTCCATTGCTGGTGCGGTAATAGCAGGCGCGCTAGGCTCTGTGGTTGCTGGAGCGATTTCTGGAGCTTGAGTCTCCATCTGTCCAGCCTGTCTGTTAAATCCAAGCTCTGCCATTCTTCCTTGAAGCACTCCGCGCTCGGATTCAATTTCTTTCATTACATCGGATCTTTTTTTCATTCCCACCAAACCAAGACCAAGCTCCATTGCACCGGTACGAGTATCTCCTTTTGCAATTTCGAGTTCTTGCTTTAATTTTTCCTTGGAAAGTTTTGTCAATCTTTCATTGATTGCTTCTCTTTGAGCATTGATGTCTTCGTTTTCTAAGGACTGTTGATTTGTAATCGTGCTTCCAATACCAGCAAGATAGGGTGCAAATGCAGGATCTTGGCTTAACGCTGGTAGATCCTTCAGCTTTCCCTTTACCTTCAAACCACCCTTTTCGAATGTAAAGTCAACGTCTGGTTGTTCTTTCAATGCCATTGCACGTTCTTCTAAAGCTTGCTTCCTTTGCGCTTCGGCTACGGCCTGTTTCTGTAATTCATCTTGCCTAAACATATCCATCATTGCTGGTATATCTAATACTGCCATAAATCTCCTTATATCTTGATTAGGTTGCTAAGACCAGTAGCAATCTGACCAAATTGTTCAGCACCACTCGGCTGCCTAGAAATCGCACCAATCTGCGCTCCGTATGTCTGCGAGGCATAATCCGCCAATGTATTGTAAATCCCAGCCGCATTCTGCGCTCCAAGGAATCCAGCGTTAGGATTGACGTACGCATACGGATTAGCGGCTGAAGGAGTGGCTTGGAATCCGCCAGAAGATTGAGGAGCAGAGGCCGCCAAATAGTTGTTTAACAGATTTTGTTGTGTGCCAAGCCGCTGTGATGCCATGTTATACAGCGTAGGACCTCCAGCAATAAGGCTTTGAGCCGCTCCCAAGCGGGATTGAGTAAGTGCTTCACGCAAGCCAACATCACGCGCCATTGCGTCTGACATTGTTTGGCCTGAAGCCAAGAACCCCTGGGCTGCGCCAAGACGCGCAGCAAGCCGTTGCTCGCCAGCCGCCCCTGTCGTAACCGCCTCCTCGACCGCAGGCGCAACACCAAAGATGTTGCCACGGGCGGTCTGGGCGGCGCGGGCTGCCTGCTGGTACTGCCTCTGCTCTTCCGCTCCAAGCTGTGAGCCAAGAGCAACCTGACCGGCAATACGCTGTTCAACATCGCGGCGAAAAGCTTCGGTTTCTGGGCTGGTGGTTGGCGCAACAGGTTCTTTTGCAAGCGTGGCATATTGCTTTTGCAGATTGATGATTGACTCGTAAGTTGTCGGATCAATCTCTTTAATCTGCGCCAAAGTGCGTTGTTCTGGAAGCTGAAGCGACTCGCGAAATGATGAAATTGCTCCAGAAGCATTCTCACCGCTGATAGGCTGATAATTCTCATAAAGATCCCTTGCCTTTAACGTGTCGGCCTGAGCTTGGGTCAGATCCTTCTGAATCGAATCAATCTGAGTTTGGGTTGATGCACGCCTAGAGTCATTTGCCGGAAGATCGGAAAGAAACTGTTTTGATTTGTCTAGCTGGCTTTGAAGATCAACGATTGCGCTGTTTCCAATATCATAAAGCTCTTTATACCTTGCTTTATTTCCTGTATTGATGTCGGAAAGAATCTGATCGTCTGTTACCTGCGAGTTTAGTTTCGCGCCAAGTGTTCCAGTTCCCCTTAGTTGCGCCCCAGCCTCAAGCCCTGTGCGTAATTTTGAGACACCGGCAACCCCACCAATACCCTGCACCACATCGGAAAGATTGTATCTTGTGAATGACTCCTGAAAGCGAGGAGACAAATTTTTAATATCACTTAAATTTTGGACAAGGCTTTGTCTATCACTTTCAAGTTTTTGATTTGCCGCCTTCTGGTCTTTTGCAAGAGTTATCTGCTTTCTTTCTTCAGGAGTTAGCGAATTATACTCAGCAGTTCCCTTGATTGTCTTTGCTTGTGCTGCAATTAACTTGTTTTTGGTTGTGTATGTATTGATTGCATCATCAACATCATTAATTCTAGCAATAATTGCTTGTTGCGTTTCGGTAGTTCCTTTACCACCAAAATCCCTTACAATCCTTCCTGCGTTCTTTAATGCATTTTTGTCTGCATCATTTAGATTTTCAAGACCTATAGATACGGCATTTTGGAATAAATCCGAATAATTGGTTACTGCCTGTGTGAATGATTTTGGATATTCTTCCTTTACCTGAAGCTTGGGCTGTTCCGCATCAAACCTTTGCTTGGCTAATCCAATGTTATATCCGTATACATCAATTTTTTCAGGAACTTGTCCGCCTGTTTTTGGATCCTGTATTGTTTTTCCTGTTGCAACCTGACCCCTTTTTACTTGGTATTTTGCAGGATCATCTTTGTAAACATCTTTAATTAAAGAAGCCTCTGCCTTGGATGGATCGAATACGCCTTTATTATTAACCATTGACTCAAGATTTTGCACTCCTTGAGTTTTGAATGAATAGGCTTGTTGGGCTTGTGCCAAGCTTTTAAGATTTGGGTTTGCGTCTTGCTTAAATACAGATGATTTTAATCCAAGGTTTTCGTCAACATAGGCATTCTTTGCCTTTAGAAAATCAGCGTTATTGTTTTGACCAATAAATCTTTCAGGATTTTTAAGTTCTGGAAGAATTGATTGTATCGAACTAATTGCGTTTTGTTTGGCTGCATTTGCTGCGGCAGCAATTTGTTCAGGTGTTTGCTTGACTGCCATTTTAACTTACTCCAACCCTGGGTAATCCATTTAAGTAATCAACCGAAGGAAGTCCTTGGGATTGCTGAACTTCCTGCGGAACTGCACCCATAGGATTCTGGCCATAAAGTCTGGCAAATTGCAATGCGGCCTGCTGACCTAAGCCACGCTGTGTAGCAAAAGCTTCTGGAGCCATCTCAAACTGGCGGCGCATAGCTTCAACCGAACGCTGTGGGCCAAGCTCACGCTCAACCTGTAGACCAGCTTGTGCCGATCTTTGCAAATCCAACGCCGACATCTGGCGTTCTAATTCACGCTGACGGGGGGAATACTTCTCGCGAAGGCGTTGCTCCAAAGCTGCAATTTCCGGTTGCTTTTCAATATATGTATTTAATGAAGACCGATAAAAAATATCATTCGCCTGCGCCGCTTTCAGCGGATCGGGCGGAGGCGGAGGTGCAGGAATAGAAGGACCGCCACCCATTAGAGTAAAGCCTTTCGCATAAATGTCATATAGTCGTAATCCTTTGGTTTACCAGCACGATTAAATGTGATCCGCTCGCGAGGACCAAAACGCTCCCAAAGGAGCAACAGCAAGCATCTCAAGGATTTAGCACCTTTTGAGGATATAGTCAAATCAACAAACACATTCTCGCCTTCTTCGCTATGCACATAATGGTCAGCCTTTTGCCCATCTTTTATACACCTAGCCAAAGCTACACCAGCTATACCTTCCCCATCCCTAACAATCCCAACCATACCCTGTTTCTCAAACCAACCAAACCACTCGGCCAGGTTAGGCCACATAGCCTCTGGAACTCCGCTTCCCTCAATGTACTCAATAGCCGTCATATATTCTTTTGCACCTCAATCGTGTCTGGATTTGCCGCAACCATGATTTGACGGATAGAAAGCTTTTTTGCCGGTGCCTCCATCTTGAATTTGATATTTCGCCATTTCTGGTAAGAACGCAAGCTGTCAGCGCGGAAGTTGTAGGTCTGGGCGGATAGGGTGGCAGGAAGTGTAAATGGCAAAGTCAATCCTCCTGGTGTTGAGGTATCCACCGATGTCCCAATAGTGACATACTGAGAATCGGTTTCCCGTTTCATGCTTATTGTGCATCCGGTAGCCGTGGAATAATAATACTCCATCTCATAATGCGACCCGTATTTCTTTGAGATCTTATCGTCAAAATCGTAAGCCTTGGTCACAGCGTAAGACGTATAAGAAGTGCCATAATCCTTAAACTCTGTATTTCCATCACCCTGCAAGTCTGGGTCAAGGTAATCGTAAAGATGGCCAACCTGACCTGTCGGACTGCCAATCGCAAGTTTTACGCAGTTTGTTGAGTAACCGCCAGAGAAGTTGGTCTTGGTCATTGCGGATGCCGCTATTGACCACAAGCCCTCAAATGATCCAAACAGCGTGTTGTAAACAAGCACATAATTGCAAGTGGTTGAGTTGTCCAGAGGAAGAGCCAGATAATATCTGTTGTTATGAAACGCTCCGTTTGCAGAACCAATATAACCCCTATTTATTCTTGCTATTACATTCTTAACCTGCTCGCTAAGAGTTGGCCCTACTGTGTAAAAGTCATCGGCTGCTGACCTAACAACGCTTCTTATTCCGTCATTGGAAAGAAAGAACACATCCTTATTGGTGAAGATTGCTGATCTTGATGCTTGGCATCCAACCTTATCGTTAATCAACCTCACATTCCATCCCGCAGCAGTTGTTGCAGTTGGATCAACAGTAACCAAGTAAATCTTGTTTGGCTTGAATACCAGCAATTCAAAGTCAAAGAATGGCTGGATAGCAATAATATCTTCACCATCGTTTCCTCCGACAACAATGCTGTTTGTTGATTTCCATATTTCGGCATCAAGGATATCGGATGCGTAAAGCGTATTGCGATTATCTCCAGTTCCTACGGCAAATAAACGATTTGTAAACTGGCGAATTAGGCGAAGACCAGATGGCGATAGAGCAGAAACGCTGGCTGTTGCTGTCGCTGTAAAATGCCCACCACCAGAGGGAGGAGCAGCAATGGTAACTGTTGGCGCGGTTGTATAGCCCGATCCAGCAAAGGTAACTGTTACCGCAGATATTGTACCGCTGGTAACTGTGGCAGTCGCGCTAGCTGTTGTTCCGTAGGCTATGTTGGGTGCGCCTATTGTTACGGCT